CCAAGGATTTTCATCAGGTCTTCATCTTGTCTTGAAATGACCTTTGAGAAGAATTGATTGTTTCTCTGCAACTGGATGTTGTAATCCATTGCATCATTCCAAACAGAGATTGCGGGAAGAACTATGTTTGTTGACTCACTTGATTTCTGAAGTCTTTTGTAGAACTTTGCTTTGTTTGCTATGATGAGTTCTACTGGAATCACTTGTGAATAGGAACCATCTGATGCTTGTCTGTGAACTTGTATATTCTTGAATTCATTAGCAAAAAGAACTATTGTCTTCTTTATTGTGTCAAAGAAATATCTTGGCATTTTATATCCTCCAATCGTTTCTATTATTTATTTTAAGAAAAAACTTGATTTTCTCATTTTTATCATTATTATAGAGTTTGTGAGTCGTTGCTTTTTTGGACATAGGGATGGAGGGAATGTGTCTGAGGTTATTCAATTAACCATCTCCACACTCGTTCCGCCAGCGACGAGTAGTAACATTCCCATGCTGGCAAAACTTTTTGATTGGAGGTTATTTTGACACCACAATTTGAACATGACTGTGACAATTGCAAGTTTCTTGGAACATATGAAATAAATTGGGGTTACAAAAATTATGACCTTTATGTATGTATAACAGGTTCAAATACAAACTTTGTTGCAAGATATGGTAATGATGGATGGGAATATATGGCTTGTGGTATTAAAAGATTAGATGGTTATGATGTTAAACATCCTCTAAGAGAAGCTGAGAGAAGATATAGAAGATTGTTATTTCCAACATTTGTGGAGATTGACAAATGAAGTATTACTGGGTATGTGTAATGGGATTAAATTTTAAAGATTGAGGTGAAAAATGAAAAACATATTCAATAGAAACTGTTGTGATGGCATTTATAATTCGTTTGATATACATTTCACAAGTGCCTGTGATAACAAATGTGCCCACTGTATTGATGCAAAATATGAAGGAATTCATATAAACAAACCTGATGTGAAAGCAATTACCAACACCATAATTGAAAATCAGAATGGTTATGATGATGTTCTCTTTCTTGGTGGTGAACCATGTTTATATCTTGAAGAAATGTTAGAAACAATAAACATTTTGAGAGATAATACAAATCTAAAAATATATGTAACAACATCAGTCCCAAAAACTTGTTTTGATAAAAAAGAATTATTTTACGAAATAATAGAAAAAATAGATGGAATAAATTTATCAGTTCAACACCACAGGGAATTTGTTGCCGACGAGATAAGGAGAACTAAATCAAAATTTGATAGACAACTTTTTTATCAAAATCTTCCAAATAAAGAAAAGATAAGAATAAATTTAAATATTGTTAAACCATTTCTTTATACCAAAGAAGATATTACAGAGTGTTTAAAACATTATGATAAAATGGGATTTAATGAAATAAAGTTAAGTGAAATTCAACACGGAAAAGAATATTTTGTTTCATTTGAAAAAACATTTGGAATAAAATTAGGTTCACCATTTTTTCATGGATGCCAAAAACATTTAGATATGAGCAAAATAATACCAGAGATAAAAACACCAATTCTACTTAAACGCTCTTGTTTCATGTGTGAAGAAACCTTAGACGCTTCTTTTATGGATTTCGTGAAAGTATGTCAAAAACATATTATCAAAGATTTAAATGGTAAATATGGTGTTGTATATGAGAATGGAATGTTATCAAACCAATGGAGGTGAAAATGTTTACAAGATTTGTTAGAATGCTTCTTAGAAGAGTTGGAAATTCAACTGGTCATTGTCGTGATGGTGAACCTGAACCAAGAAATGGACATTGTTATTAGAAGATTTTGATAGATTTCTTGAGGTTTGAGATGGAAATAAAGATTGGAGAAGTTTTTGTTGTCAACGGTGTCAAATTGAGATGTGAAGAAGATGATGAATGTTTTAACTGTTATTTCAATGGCAGTGGTGCCTGCAAGTGTGAATTGCTTTGTTTCTCACCATATAGAAGAGATGGCAAGAATGTCATTTTCAAAGAATATTCAACACCAAGCATTATAGAGGTGGATGATAAATAATTCTTACATGAGAATGAGATTGATGTGGTCACTTGGTTTCCTTGAGATGAACAAAAGAAATGAAATCTTTAATAGGATTATTGAGATTCTATCAATTAGAAATATTGAACTTGATGACATAAAGATTGATAAATTGTTTTTGTGGCGTCAAACTTCTGAGGGTCGTGAGTTTTGGGAAAATTTGTATATCAGACAATTTAGATTTATTGATGAACACACTTTTGTTCTTAAACCATCAATCATTGAGGTGGATGATGAGATTTGATAGAAAGGGAAAGAATGGACTTCCAATTCTCATTCGTTGTGATGATGTGTGGCAAGTGAAACAATTGATAAAGTTGGTGAGGTCTGGAAAGTGGTGGGTGAATTATGTTGAAAATTGGTCACATTTTTTCACCATTCTTAGATATAATTGTTTTGGTGTTGTTGATAACTGTCCAATTGCAAAAAAGATTCTGTTGGTATTGAAGAATATTTTGATGTCATCAGTTTCAAACAATTCATGACACCAACAATCATTGAAGTTGATGCAATTGGTGGTGAAGAATCAGAAATCTATCATGAACAAAAATTTCAAAATTTTCTTGACATTTTATGGAGAACAACAGTCATTCTGTTTTTCGCTGTAATGATTGCTTATGGAATAGTGTCTCTGAGTTTCTAAAACCCATCTAAAAGTTAAAAACTCACAAAACTAATATCAATAGCAAGGTAAAATGTTTTTGAGCGTTTTATCCGTGTTTCTGTAAGTCAAAAAGAAACACCTCCCAGAGTTTGTTCTGAGAGGTTTGATTATTTTAGACGAGATTTGTGATGATGTCGTTGCAGGCAAAAGAACTGTCAAACTGAAGATATGAGTCTTTGTCTTCTTTTGAAAGAGCAAGCTCACCAATTGATGTCGGGAATATTTTGACGAGCTCCCAAGTTTGAACGGTTTGATTGAGACCATCCATCTGCTGAACCTCTGCTCCACCAAAAAGAACCAAGTCATTTGCTCTCAGACCTGTGATAGTTGAAGAACAGAATTCTTTCCATCTCTGAAGTGCTCTGTAGATTGTCATGTCTGGGTCTGCCTGAAATGTGCATGACCAATCAGGAACGGTGACATCTCCAGGAACTTTGATTGGTGTTCCACCATATGCAGGAATTTCTATGATTCCTGTTTCCTTTGATGGAACTGATGTTGAAAGTGCAAAGACTGTTGATTTAAGAACAGCAATCTGAGCAACAATGACATCAGGAAAATAAAGTGTGACTTTGAAACGATTTGGTCTCAGAATCTTTCCATTCTGTGCCATTATCGAGTCTATGAAATTTGCCATCTTGTTTCCTCCTATTCGTGTTTGAGTGGGAGTGTCTTTCAACTCCCACTCTTATTTATTTATGCAAACTGGAATTCAACTCCAGCACCTGTCACTGTGATTCTCAATTTGATGTATTCTGCGGCTGGTCTGTATTTCACTTCAAAGTCAACATAGATTGTTTTTTCTGAAGCAGACTGAGCATCATTGTTTGATTTGTCACAAGTGAATCTATATCCACCATCTCCATCTCCAAGATAGAAAGCGGTTGCAGACCTGTTAGCAAGATAACCTGCATCACATGACTGTCTAATACTTGAGAATGTTGTCAGCTCATCTATCCCTTCAAAGATGTAAGGAAGAATTAGACTTCCAAGTTTCTTGATGTCAGTGATAAGAGCAGAAACAACATTAATTCTTGACATGTCTGAAAGTGGATTATATTTGGTTCTGTTTCCCCAGAAGTAAAATCCTGTCTGACCACTGTCAAGGATTCTGATGACATTTGCATTGACACCATATTTGTAAAGCTCTGACACTGGTGAACCACTTCCTTCTTCGAGGTTGTAGTAAAGTCTTGTTGAACCAGTCATCTGCCCTCTTCTGAGTCCTGCTGGAGCTTCTATGTCACCTGACCTTGTTATTGACCTGACTATGATTCCAACATTTGTTCCAGTGACAGGAATCCAATA